GTTTTTTTTTTTTTTACTCATAGTAAAAACTCACATACCTGTGCGCTTTCAGGTAATCTTCTTTTGAAATAATATTAAAACTATCTAACGCTTTTAAGTATCCATAACAATAATAAAAATATTTATCAGACACCTTCTGTGTTTGATTTTTTGGTGGTAATAGTTGGTCTAGTTTAGTTAGTAATTCATCGTAATTCATTGGTCTTCCTCCATTCTACGTATTTCACGCTTACGCACGCTCTCATATGTTTGCAGTACTTCATCCTCTGATAATGGTGGATTGCAGCCAATCTGGTTTACGTATAGAGACCATACCCTCACTTCATCGTGATTTAAACCAGTTGCGAATAATTTACCAATTTGAGTGGTGAGCCAGATATTTCTTCCTCCCTCTCCACTACCTGTAATTATATCACCTAATAAGTTGGCAGTCCATTTGCGTTCCCTCTTTTTGTTCTTTTTAGTAATTGATTTATCTGTGAACATCTCTAACCATTTTTCAGGTAGTTCTGCCAGTTCTACGTCACGTACTACTTCATAATATTTACCATCAATTTGACTAGGTGGTGCAACAACGTAGCGGCCATGCACCTGAAAATCAACCCCTTTTAGTTGGGGATGATTTTGAATAAACTGTGTGTCATTATATTTCTCATCAAGTTTAAAGTAGTAGTGTAATCCACCACTTGGAGTCTTAACTACTTTAGTCTTAGGTAACTTAATGTCATACATTTCTAAAAAATCTTTTAAGTTGCCAAGACCATCTACTCCATTGTGATTATCAATGTCAATGACTGCAATACCACTAGCTAATCCTGTAAGTGTGCCAACGTTACCTCCTTCTTGCACCCAGGCTTGAATTAAGTTAAACTCTTCTCCGTTAAACGCTCCCGCTACTAATGGTGCTTTACTGTTTTTCTTTAATCTTAATTGTTTCATTTATTTATCCTCCTCTTATTTATGTACCAAGTATAGCATGAGTCAGCTATACTTGTCAACACTTTCAATCATTTCATTTGTAAAATCTTTTCCATTTGTGACTGTTTCAAAAATCTTTTTCTCTATAGGTGTATCAGGCACAATATGGTAATACAATGGAGTTTTCTCTTGACCATGTCTGTCAGTACGTCCTTTTGCTTGTAAATACTCTGTAGAGCTTAGAGGGATGCTGTTGAAAACTGTCACGTTACTAATCACAAAGTCGTTTATCCCAGTTGAAGCGGATTTATATTGTGCTAGTACAACTCCATTTTCATTTTGTTTGAAGTTATTTAATTCCTTTATATTACCGTTATACACCCCATAGGGTCTTTTTAGTTTGTCTAGTAGCATTCTTAGCATTAAATACTCTGCCTTGTAATTATAGAAGATTACTACACGTTCGTTATTGTGTGTTTCAAGTATAGCTTCCAAACGTTCAAACGGCTCTTTTGATACTGGTTTAAGTACTCCTTCAAGAAAACCATGGCTTACTTGTCTGAGTCTGTTAAATAGATTACTAGCATTATCTAATTCAACAATATTACCATAGTCATCTTTGTAGATACGTTGTTTTTTCAACTTGTTGTACATTGCTGGTTTCTTAGTTGTGTAAACATAATCTTGTGGTAAATAGCCTTTATCACGCTTATAGTTCACACTTGCTTGGTCAATCATTTGTTGAAGTAAATGTTCATTTTGATAACCCACAATATCCATGAACCTCATTGAACCCATTTGTCTCATTTGTTTGATAATAAATAGTTGTTCAAACTCTTTCTTAGGCTTTCTAAAGACGTTTGCAATGTATAGTTGTGAGTACCAGTTCTCCAGTTTTCCATTACTGATAGGCGTTGCTGTGCATAAATACGTGTATTTTGCTTTCTTACTAAGCTGCATGACAAACTTGGTAACTTTGGATTTACTCACTCCCACTTTATGTGATTCGTCAATGATAATGAACGTGTCTTTGTCTACCCATTTTAGTAGTTCAGTTAAGCGCCAAGAGCTTTCAAAACTAATTGCAATATTATCTACTGTTTCTAACAACTCTTTATTTTTCTTTGTGCCTTTGTTGAGTGCTGTGATATTAAGATTAAACGCATGTCCATCTTCCACAAAATCTAGCACTTTAGGAGCTAAACAGATTACTAATAGTTTAGTACACTCACTTTTTACATATGAGCCTATACTCATATATGACTTTCCAGTTCCAACGTCTGACAGGTTGAGTGGTTTGTCCTTAAAGTGTTCAATAGCTTCTTGCTGATAGTCAAATAGTTTCACACCCATTTTTCTAACTCCTTTTTCAACTCAAATAATTTATGCCACATCTCCATATTCTGAGTAATGTTGTAATGGTATTTCATTTTCAAGCGTATATAGTAATAAAATAGTTTCATTTAATTTTCTCCACTTCCGTCATCACATCTCCAACTCTATCAAACGAAAAGACCACGCGACCTGGTTTCTGATCGTAATCTGTGATATATTTTATTCTAATGATTATCATAGTGTTAGTTACGCGATTTTTATCACTTTCAATTCTAGCATGTTTCAAACAAACATATTGTCCTACGTGAAAATTTTTATTTCTCTTTTCTCTTATCTCAAACGTTTTATCCCCAGCAAGTATAGGTAATAGATATTTTTCTTTAATATTCAACGTTAACATTATTTTACAGCCTCCCATTTATACTGTATTTTACATATTAATAGTCAATTAGTTCAATCATCGTGTGGTTCCCAAGTCCATATTATTATAAATACTGCCAGAAGTATCAATGCTGGTAACCCCACAAAACCTACGCCTAATATTAATATAATTATATTTTCAATCACGTTATAGCCTCCCATTTATATCGTATTTTTACGAAATGCATATATTCTTTAGTTGCTGCATATACTGATACTTGTTCTATATCTACTATTCTTGCTTCCATGATCCAACTCATACTTCAAAAACCTCCTTGATATCTTGACAAGGTACTTTTAAGTTATTAATGGCATAGTTGATAGCTTCTACAATGTTCATTGCTGGTATATTTAGTTCGTGAATTGTTGTATCAATATATTGAAAGCTTGGGTTACTAGCATATACTTTTTCTCGTTTTTCTTCTTCATAAATAATGCAATACTCTTTAATCATACTCAATTTCTCCAATCTTAATTTCTGGCAACTCTGGTTGTTTGTATTGTCGTTCAATTCCATTGTCAATGCAAGATAATAAAACCATGAGTTCTTGAAGCGTGTCTCGTAGAATCAGCCCAAACCCTCCAGCGTCACGTACTTTTTGTAAGTAACTGATTTGTAAAGGATCTGGCTGATACTTACCTACCTTCAATTCTAAACTAATCCAATAACCTTTATAGCAGCACTCTACATCAGAACGCCCAACTTTGTCAAACATGTTGGCTGTGTTGACGTTAACTAGCGCACCTTTTTCTTTCAAATATTTAACTACTTGTTTACTGAACTGACTTTCTTTCATGAATTTTACTCAATCCCTTCTTTTTACCTAAAACCTGATCTTCACAAGTTACTAATACATCATCAATTGTCAAATTGTTTTCTTTCATTAGTTGCAACAATCCACCATATGCAGCCCACAAGAATTTCTCTTCTTTTTCTCCAGTATTTGGCATTACTTCTGGTGCTAGTTCATCGCAGATTTCATCCCATTCTTTAAGTGTTAACATTATTCTTCCTCCCAATTCATAATATGAGTTGTAATAGCGTCTTCTAAATAGCGCTTCACACGTTGTGCCTCTTTACGTGTTAGTGTTACAATGGCACAATCTTCTTCATCATCTGTTAATGTAATAAAAATACTATTATAATTATCATATGTTGCAACTCGTACTCGCTCATTAGTTTCTGTAGATAAATATTTTTCATAATTCAATTTTTCCATTTTGTTTAACCCCCAGTTATCATAAATACTAGAAAAGATATCACAATAAGAGAAAAAGAAATTACTATCCAATTTAAATATCTTGCTAGTGTTAACTCACGTTCTAATTCGGTTATTCTGCTAGAAACTGGTGTAGCTTTAATTTCCGTAAAATGATAATAAATACTATCTATTTCGTGTGACCAGTCTTCCATTGCTTTCTCAATGGCATCCTGTTTGGTAGTTGCTATTACAGTATGACGATATTTGTTTTCATCTGACATTATGCCAGTTACTATATATTGTTGTTTCATTACTCGTCCTCCTCTATATCTATCTCAACATCTCTGCCTTCTAAAATGTGTTGAGTATTAATGCCTTTTGTTTTCAATTTATGCATCTTACAACACCTTCACAATTCTAATTTGATTGTTTGCATATCCTCTTTTGTTGTAGTAATTACATAATTTATTCAAACTATATAAATCTGTAGGGATATCATACATACCCAACTCCCACTCACCATCAGTTAATACTTCCATAGCATAAATATGATTTTTGTCTTTAAATCCAGTATGCATCTTAATATCCTCCTTCTTCTAACCAGTGAATAAGTACTCCAGCTCCGTAAATTACTGCTCCAATAAATAATAGCCCCATCATCATGAATGTCATTTTGTTTCCTCCTCTTTATATAGTTCAGTGTTGATAATATATACTGACTGAATTAAAAAGTCACGTGTATCCTCTAACCTGTTTATAAGGTTGTTTACCCCAATACTTTTAAAATACTCTATCGTTCTACTTATGTCATTTATTTTACCTTCTAAGATACTCTTATGCTCAATTAATTCTTCATGTGTCATTTTAAGTCCTCCCTTATCTCTATGAATTAATAATACCATGATATAAAAAGAAAGTCAACTGCTTTAGTCAACTTTCTTTCAAAAATATTAAACTTTTTCTGAGGTGGTGATTGACACAATGTTGTTCACAGTTAGAAGTACCTCGTATTTATATGTTCCCATGCCAATTAATTCTTTTTTATGTTGAATATAGATTGATTCTTCTCCCAACTCTATTGCACGTTTAAATAGAGTAATTAGCTCTCTATCTGTTTCTACCAAAAATGGTTCTGTTGAATTGGTTGTGTAAATACTATATTTTTTCATGTTTATGGCCTCCTATTGTACATCATTGAAAATGTTTACATACTCTGTTCCTGCTAGTGCGTTCATCAAATATGGTTTAATTGATTCGTTATCTCCATTGCGTGCGATTTTTAGACCAGTGAGCACACGTGCTTTACTTGTACGTTTTTCTTCAAACCCTTGCTTCAGCAGCAATTCTTTCATGGTACGCCAGTTCATTGATTTGTTTATATTGTTCTCTTTTGTGTACACATTAAAGATATTCTTCAATAACGTTAGGTTAACAGTACCTTCTGCATCTTCCACAATCACAGGTACTTCACTCAAAAACTCTTTAGATGGATCATTTGATTCAATATAAGCTTTTTTGAACGCAATCATATCTGCTGTTTCTGTGAATGGGTTTTCACCATTTGTACCAGCGTCTAAAATCTTTTTGAATTGCTGAATACAGAACCATGCAAATTTACCCAGCTGCTCTTTTGACTCACGTTCCTCACGTTGTTTGTTAAACTCATTAATGCGTTCACGTGCTTCTGGTGTGTCTAAGTTTGTGTTAAAATTTAAAATCAAAATACGTCTATACCATCCATTGGTGCGGTCATTAAAAGCTGGTAGTTCATTCATTGAAAACATCAACTTCGCATAGTTGGTAAAGCTAAATGCGTCCTTCCCCTTTTTCTCAGCATGAACGGCGTCAAGACCTCCTGAAAGCTTTTTCAGTGTTTCAGTACCTTTCACAAAATTGGCACTAGAATCAGCTTCAAAGTTCAATAATTTATGGTGTAATGAAGCTTTGTCAAAACGATTGTTTTTATCTGCTAAGCTGTCTAGACCAACTGCTGAGCTGTTTTTGAAGCCAATTAATTTATTCATGATAAAGCCACCCACATAAGATTTACCATTTGAACCATTACCTAAGAGGTATAATATTGATTGATATTTGTACTCTCTATAATACATATAACCAATATACTCATATAATGTCTGTGCTTGATCTTTCAGTAGATAATCAATCCATTGTTTAGCCAATAATTCATCTGTTTCATCTGTCTTAATTAATGGATATGGTAATTGCAGTGTGTGGTAATCTTCTAACCTGGTCTCACGTATATCATTGGTTTTAAAGTCATATGTCCCATTCTCAAACGCAATAATATTTGGATTAGGATTGTCACCTAAGGGTGCATGTTCACCACGTGTCATGGAGCGATTAGCTAACTCAGGTGCTAGTTTCTTCATTTCTTTACGTATTTCATTCCCAAATTCTGGATTTCTGAATTGTGGTGTAAATTTTGGTGCTAAAATGTTCTCAAAGTACCAATCTGAATATTTGTAACTACCTAGATTTACTTCAGACCAGATACGTGTGTCTGCATTGTACACATATGGAGCGTTTAAGTTAGGGTGTGCATACACATAGGCTAACTGATTAAATTTATCAATAAATAATTCTTGTTGGATTTCAAACTTTGGCTGTGTGCCGTCTTTACCTCCGTAGTACATTCGTCCTAGTTCTGAATTGAAGTCCACAAATTCCTCACTTGGAAAGTGTTTATTTGAAACAGGTAATAACTCTTCAACAGATGCTGAATAGTCTATTTTCGTTAATTCATTCATTCCATTAAGTCCTCCCTCATATCTTATGCACTAAGTATAGCACAAACTTTTCATTTGTGCTATACCTTTTATCTAAAAATATTGATTAATTTATTCCACTGAGTCTTTTACATCTAATTGGGTACCACCTAACAGTATGACAATAGTATATTCCCACGCTTTACTGTGATAGAATGCTGCAATGTGATTGATGTTTACATATACTGTAGTTTCATCAATTCTTGTTAATGTGATTAGTTCGTTCATTTTATTCATTTTGACACCTACCAATTCACTTCAAATTCTAAAACTTGGTCTTTTTGAATATATACAATACTACCAATCGGTTTATGCTCTAATATTAGATAGTCATCAGTAATTTTATACTGATTCACATCTGTGTATAACATTGTTTCTATACCTTCACCAGCGTTGTATTTGGTTACTGCAATTGTAAACATTATTATATCATCCTTTCAATAAATTCATCCAATTCGTACTTTGCTACTTCTTTCTTTGCTAACTTCAAGTCAAGCTCTTTCTCTGCGAACTCCAAAGCTTGTTGTAAATCTATATACTCTTTTAGTTGATAAACTGTTAGTTTGTTTAGGTCTAGTGATTTTTCTTTTTCATCTGGTAGTTCGTGCCTTGAAAACCAGTCGTAGTTGTTAAAGCTAGGCGTCTCTTTTAGTTTAAATTGACAGATATCGTACTTCAAAGAATCAAGGTACCAGCTATCACCATCATCATCAACTAAGCACAGTTTGCCATGATTGGTTGATACTGCTTTATACTCCTTTCCTCTCGTCCACCATGGTGTATCTGACTTTGTACAAATATAGGTTTGTCCTTCTTTTAAATGTAGTTTGTTCATTATTATTTTCCTCCTTTTATTTTGTAAAAATATCCTTCTATTGGTTGAGGATTGAAGCACTTATCACCGTCATCATCTACTAGTGCTGGACTTCTGTATTTGTTCAATACAACCTCATATTCTTTACCTACTGTCCACCATCTATATTTTGTGTCTGTACAAATATATGTTTGTCCTTCTTTTAAATCTAAGTTGTTCATTATTATTTTCCTCCTATTTATTTGTTTATATGTTTCTTTATTCTGAACTGAGCATCTTTGATTCCTATATAGATTAGTGTAAACAGACTCATTACTAGAAAACCAACGCAGAGTGTTCTAATCATGTATATAATTATTATATGTGGTAGATAGGTGAGACTGAACACTCTGCGTTGGTACTAGTTTATACAATACATTTTTATTAGCTTTGAAGACTTTTAGTATGGACTTAGTATATCTCATTTTATTTCCTCCTCTGGTATGATTACACTACTAAGTGTACTGTTTGTTAGTTTACTTGTTACTATCTATTATAATTAGTTGCTTCCTTACAATCAATAATTTTATACTTCTTTTTGGGATATGTCAAGCGAAACTTATCAATCGCTCCTCTCATTGTTTCAGCTAAGTAGCTTAATTGAATGGTTTGTGTGTTTCTTTTTGCTAGAATAATAAATGTATTCATTTTGTTTCCTCCTTTAGAAAAACCATGCTTTGTGTTGTAATTTTAGAACAAACTCATTGTCAATAGGTATTACACTTTTTACTTCCATATCTTTGAACTTTTCAATAAACTCAGTTTTTGTATATGTTTCTTTTTCACCAAATACTTTAAATTTAGTATGTTCAAAGAATGGTTTTAGTACAAATGGCACAGTGTGAACAGTATAATCAAAATCATGTTTTATATCTCTTACTCTATCATCAACAATCCACGCAATTTCTTGTTCAATCTTTTGGGCTTGTTCATCTGTTAAGTCATAATACATTCCTGTTGGTGATAGACAATCATCACATAGGTGGTTGTCTGAACGGTAGTATGCATTCCAATATTTTATACCTTTACATTTTCTGCATTGACCTTTTGTCCATTCAGTATAGTCTGTTATATAGATAATTTCATTCTCCATGTTTCTTCCTCCTATTTGTAAATATCCATCAGCTTTATAATTCTCTGAAGTAGTTCTTTGTCGTCTGTTAGAAATTCAAAGCGTTCTTGGTGTAAATTATTTAACCAGTGAAAGCGCTTTTCTAATTCGTTTAACTCTTCAATAATGATCCTCATTTCTTTTTCACATTGTTCAATTTTATTGTGTGTTTGCCAGTAGCGTTGTGTAGTGTGGTTTTGCATGTTGCCTGGTTCATTCATCTTCATTAACCGTTCAGTTGCCTTATCATGAGCCTTAGAGAGTCGCTTGAACTCTCTAAGTTGTATTTTCATGATTTCTGTGTAGTATTTTGCTAACATGCTAACATTCCTTTCAGTTTTGAGTAGTCAATGGCTAATTCAGCTAAAACTGTACTGTCATTTGTGTCAACCCACTCTAAAATGGTTTCTATTTCGTTGTCTAACCAATTTGAAACTTTACTAAAATCTTCGTCACGTTCTTCAGCCTCTGCTGCTAAGTCAATAAAATCGCTGTAAAGCATGTCCATTTTCTTTTGTAGTTCGTCATATTTTTCGTGTGTCATTGTTGTTTCCTCCTCTTTATCTTATGAACTAAGTATAGCATGTATGGAAACCAGTGTCAACTGAAAAGATTAAAAATGTCATTAATTTTGCGTTTTTGTCACTATATGACACTGAAATGACTTTTTTAAAATCGCTCTATCCCTTGATACTCTAAGGATTAGACCAGTTTAGTGACAAAATGACAAAAAAAGTGCCATACTCTTTATATAATATATAATATATAATATATGCTAATACGCATATTATTTACTTTTTTAGTATTAACTATATAATATTTTGTCATTTTGTCATTATAAAAATAAGAATGTAGGTATATCAAGGGATACAGCGTTTTCAGGTGTCAAAATTAGTGACAAAACGATGACAAAAATAAGCAATCTAGTGACAAAATGACCATTTTAGGGTGACTTTTTGTCATTAATACTTGGTTTACTTAACTTACACAGTATCCCTCATATATGATATAATAGAAGCAAAGAGGAGGAGATAGAATGAAAGATAATCTTATTGATCTATTAACACTTGCACTTAGTATCTTACTACTTGTAATAAGTATCATTGGTTTCGGTTACATTGCTATCTATTTAGGCATGAAGTTACCATATGAATTATTCCAACAAGGAGATTGGGGTTTTGCAATCGCACAACTAGTTATCGTGTGGAGCTGGTTATTATTAGGAGGTAATGGTAAATGAAAAAGATTGAAATCACGTTAGATGAAGAAACTGGTATGTATTGTATTGACGAAAAAGTTAATGATAGTTATCAACAAGGAATACGCACCTATGATATTGATGAAGCCTTACTATATCTTGGGAATAGGTTGGAGGAATTAACTAATGAAAACAGATAAACAATTATTAGCACTAAATAAAACAGAACTGTTAAAAGAGTATCGTGAGTTAGAAAGTAAACTACAAAACGTAGCAACTAATACTAAAGAACCAACACTTGAAGAAGCAATTGAGATAGTAAAGAATCATGACATGATTGTACGTAATAAACAACACTATAACTTCTAGGAGTAATGAATGAGTTATATGATATCAATACTAAATTAAAGGAGGTGTTTCATTTGCCATATATGTACTGCAATCAAGAAGGATGTAACGAAACAGTTAAGCTACCAGCACAATACTGTGCCAAACATAAACGCTTAAAGGTACCTGATCCATTACCAGAACCTGAGTCAGTCAAACCGTTACAAGACACAACTCACTTAGACTTATTAGATAAAGCTAACAAGAGTATGAACACAAAGAAGACTACTAAATAATAGAAATGAGGGTAATTAATATGATTAAACATCACATCACTAAATATAGAACAGACGGAGAACAAAGAGTAGTATCATGGTTACAACTAAACCTGTTCAATCGTCAATACTGTTTTTCAATTAAAGACCTAACTATGAATCAAAAGACTACTAAATAATGGTAGTCTTTTCTTCTATATAATAGAAGGAAGGAGTAACGCAATGAGACAGCGCAAGTGTGCAGTGGCTTCATGTCGCAGCTATGTAACGCTACCTGATCACTACTGTGACGCACATCAAGGTCACAACAACAGTCAATATAATAAGCATGTTAGATATAATGATGACAACAAGAAGTATAGTGAGTTCTATCATAGTACTCAATGGAGGAATGCACGTAAAGCTAAGCTAATGGAGCAACCACTATGTGAGGTATGCTTAGCACAAGGCAAGTATACCAATGCTGACATGGTTCACCATAAGATAGAATTAAGAAGTCCAAACGGATGGAAATATAGACTTGATTTAAATAACTTAGAATCAATATGTTACAAGTGTCACAACAAGGAAGAGCATAGCTACAGTTGGAAAAATAGAGGTAGGGAACAGCGCTAAATCAACAACCACGCAGTCAAAATTATTTTTAGGGAGACCCAAAATGTTTTTACCCGCCCGCCTTTTTATAACGAATTAATCGCTGCCCCCTCTTCTTCGCATGAAATTCTAAAAATGAACTTTCAAAAACGCCCTTTTCCCCTCGTAAACGTGATTTAAACCTGGTTTCTTGTGTTGAAAATCAAGGATTCATACTATATATAGTATGTTATTTCGCTTATACGATTTTTCCCCCTATAAACATGATTGAATCCTGGTTTCTCTACACAGGGTTCTTTTTATATGATATAATAGAGCTATATAAGGGAGTTAGCCGTTAACTCAAAAATAAAATAAGGGAGGTTATACAATGCCTGCACCAAAACCAGTGTACGTAAAAGATTTATCAACTGGGCAGACACGCAAATTCAAATCACAATTCGCAGCAGATGATTTCTATAATAAGAAGCGTGGCTACTTTAAGGATATTAAAACAAAATTAGGCGGACGCAATCGTCACTTTGAAATTACAGAAGCCCCAAAGGAGGGTTAAACATGATTTTATATTATAAGGAAGAGGGATACACTTCACTACCTATTGAACAAGTGGAATATAAGCGTATTGAAAATAAAACATATGCTCCTGAGTTTGTTATTGATGGTAAAGAATATGGGGTAGTCAACCTTATGGAGAGCTATAAAACCTTTGGAGAAGAAGGACACCACCATATGTTAGTAGCTGATGTTGTGTCAGGAGATACAAATTATTTTGCACAATATGAATTAACTATTGATTATGATGCTAGAGTAATTGTAATTACATTCATCAAAGAAATTAAGGAGGATTAATTATGGATTTAAGTTATGAAGCAATATCAATGCGCGTAGATAATATGCTAGATGTAAACACAGGTGGAGAACTCATTAGTAGAGTTACTTATGGCTATCTATGTGGATATTTAAAAGCGTTACTTGAAGCAGAGATATTAAATGAATATGAATTTTCAAAATTAAAAGAAAAAGTGAATAAACATAAATACACCAACCCGCACTTAAAGGAGGAGTGATAACATGGCAAGACCACGAAAATTATTAAACGCTCAGAGTGGTAACTTGACCACTCAGCAACGAGAAGAGCGTGAGAAGGAGGAAGAAGTACTTTATAACTACGAAAAGTTAGACTTTAGTTTTTATCCACCAGGTTTATTACCACAAGCATTCAACGAGTGGGATCGCATAGGAGCGTATGTAGGTGATTTGCCTATTTCTGAGTTAGATGTGAATACAGTCATTAGATATTGCAACTATAATTATCTATACGCTGAAGCAGTAGAGAAGGTGGCTCAAATGGGCGCTATTGACCCTGAGACAGGCAAAGCGAACCCTTGGGTTAATGCCATGAACTCCTATTCAAAAGAGCTAAAAACAGCAACCAACGACTTAGGGCTGACAATCAATTCAAGAATGAAAATTATTCTTCCAGCTGAGAAAGAGAAAGAAGTGATTGATCCATTTGCGAAAATGTTTGAGGGATAACCTACACAAAACTAATATTGTGTGCTATACTATGTATAGCAAATGAGTGGTAATCATTAGATACACAATTATCACAAAAGTCGGATTTTGTGATATAATAATTAATAGGTGGCATCTAATACACCTCTCGTGACACCGCAAGCGAGAGTATGCTAAAACGCGCTCTAATGAGTAGCCATGTGAGAGTTGGAGACCTTAGCTCACAGCGGTAGATAGTGGTTCACCACACTCCACTATAAAAAGGGTTGCTGTTGGAAACTGAACAGTCGTGGACGGCGCACGTAAACGACCGCTCGCTACAGTGTCTAGCGAATGCGTGATAGTATGACCCTCTTTGACGACAAGCACGACAAAGCAGTTAGCCACATAACAGAGGGCGTGGAAACCTGCAGATACTACAATCTCCCTAGTCTAGCTAACTAGGGAGTCTTTTTTATGTTATAATAGTATAAAAGGAGGATACATATATGTTTGATCCAGTACAAGATTATATAGACCTAATTGAAAAAGGATATGTTGAAGGTAAAAAATACATTGTTGAAGATGGTAAATATAAGACAATTAAAGTTGACATTCGTGTAGGTAAGAAAATACAAAAAGCGATTGAACGCCATCAAAGAGAAGTAGAATTATCTAAACAGCCAGATTATCCATATATTTATAGACCTGATGAAGCATTACCAGTGATTAAATTTATGGAAATGCTTCCTGATCCAAAAAGTCGTAAACCAATGAAGTTAGCAACCTTCCAAAAATTCATCATTGGTTTACTATATGGTTGGCGCAAAAAGCGAGATAATACTAGACGTTTTAGAAAGGCATATATATCCCTAGCACGTAAGAATGGTAAGTCGTTAATTGTGGCAGGTATTGCACTATATGAGTTTTTGTTTGGTAAAAATCCAGCAGCAAGCCGTCAAGTAGTCGCGGCAGCTAACACAAAAGAGCAGGCAGGAATCGTTTTCAGAATGCTTAAATCTCAATTAATGGCACTACGCAGCGTATCAAAAGAAGTGAAGAAAAGAACCACTGTGCGTAGATATGATATTGAAGCGAGTGATGAATCAACAGTCAAGCCATTATCCAGTGACGCAGACACACTAGATGGCTTAGATGTTTTGTGTGGTATTCTAGATGAGTATGGTGAAGCTAAAGATACAAGTATTATTGAAGTATTAGAATCATCACAAGCCCAACAAGTGGAAGGTCTAATTTTAATGATATCTACAGCTACAAAAAACTTAAATGGTCCTATGTTCACAATAGATTACCAATTTGTTGATAAGCTACTCAATGAAGAAGTGAAAGCTGATGCCTATCTAGCACTATGTTGGGAGATGGATAATCTATCAGAAGTAGATGATGAAGCAAACTGGATAAAAGCCAATCCATTATTAGAAATACCAGAGGCTTATGAGTCAATGATGGAGCATAAACGCAACTCACTTGATGAATATAAAGGTAAAATGGATTTATCAGGATGGCTTACAAAAGAAGAAAATTTTTGGGTACAATCATCTAAAGATAGTTTTGTAACCAAAGAAGAGTGGGATTCCGTCAAAGCATCCAATCGTTATGATATTAAGGGTAGAAAAGTATATATTGGGATTGACTTAGCCAGAACATCAGACATGACAGCCGTTTCATGGATCATCCCAATAGAAGAAGAACACAAACTATTACTAGATACACATGGTTTTGTATCTTCAGTTGGTGGCATAGACCATAAACAATCAATTGATAAAATACCATATAGACAGTATGAGTCAATGAACCTCATTCATATCTCACAACGTGAGGATGGGTTAATAGACACAGAAGAAATGTGTGATTGGATACGTGATTTTATAGATTATAATGACTTACAACTGGTAGGTATCTACTATGATCCATTTATGATGGATAAAGCTTTAATTAATCTAAGTAAGACCTATCCCAAAAAACTAATTGAAGTACCACAGAAAATTAACTATTTATCTTCACCAACCAGAGCCCTGCGTGAGTTAATTCGTAGAGGTGAAGTAATACACACAAATAACCCTTTATTGAATCGTGCAGCATACAATGCAATGATTAAAGAGTACAATGACAGCGTTGCAATTGATAAGCAAATCAACAGGAATAAAATTGACTCACTTGACGCTATAATAAATGCCATGAGTGACGCTCAATATCACGATTATGATGCACCAACATTGCAAGATTTACTAGATAGCGGTGAGTTTGGTTTTGGATACTAATACAACAACTGAGGGTATGTTTAAACAGCATACCCTTTTCGTCTGTTTTGTGTTAAAATAGAGTTAGAAATATCGCAAAAGGAGCGTGAAAACATGAAATTTGTTGCGGTTATTGTAGCTGTTTTGTATATAATTAGCGCAGTATTTATCGCTTTATCAGCATTTTTAGTATCAAATATCATAGGTTTATTCATCTGTGGTATATTATTCATGATTCCAACAATTGTTTTATATCATGAAGCCACTAATTCAGGAGAAGGGAGGTCATAATAAATGGGATTATTCATAAACAACGGAAACCCAGTGACCGAGCAACAATTTATTGATTATATCAACACTGGAACAGCTTACACTACCAATTTCACAGGTCTCAAAGCGCTGACAAACTCAGATATTTATACTGGGGTTAACATTATAGCTGGGGATATTGCTCAGAGTCCATTTAAACCAGCAGCTACAACCTCAGTAGATGATAGTTTGTTATACTTATTAAATAAAGAGCCAAAGGAAAATCAATCCCACTATACAATGATGTATGCAGTGGTTTCAAACCTTATTTTAACAGGAAACGCATATGTTCTCCTTCATAGACACAATGATGGTAGTGTGAAAGAGTTAGAATTTGTAGAAACACAACAGGTTAACGTCATTAGAGACCTTGTTACAGGCTTATACAGATATGAAGTTAACATGCCATATGGCAATATTATGTATAAGTGTAACCCACGTGATATTTTACATTTCAAATTAAGTACCACAGATGGCTGGCTAGGACGCTCACCATTGTTATCATTGAATGACGAAATATCATTACAAACTAATGGACTAAAAGTGCTAAATAATTTCTTTTCAAAAGGTGTCTTCTCTGGGGGCATTCTTAAGTTATTAAATGGTACAGTCAACAACAGTGCTAAGAAACAAATTAGAGACGACTTTGAAGCAGTGAATGGAAACGGTGGAGTTATCGTGATAGATGACTCACAAGAGTTCACTGATAATAAAATCAATACAGAAGTACTAAAATTGATCCAAGCCAATAAATTTAGTACACAACAGATTGCCAAAGTATTAGGAATTCCAGTAAGTAGGTTTGGTCAAGAATTGGTCAACTCATCTGACACCAGTCAGAATGACATCTATATTGCAAGTACTATTGCGATGTATGAATCATCTATCTGTGACGAGTTGAATCTAAAATTAGGAGTAGAGTTAGAGTTAGATTTATCTAAACTACGTCAAGATACAAAAGAAGATAGACTGCGTAGAATTGCAGAAGGAAGAGTGAAGTCTGAATTTGCACAAGCCTTAACGGTAAATGACGCACGTGAGTATCTTGGTTTTACTGAGATTGAAGGAGGAGAAGCCCTACTTGGTCAAACACCAGAAACAAGTGAAAATAAAACAGAACAGGATGTGAATGTTAATGAAGAAGAACTTGGAGATCAGAGCCCTACAGACACTGGAGAAGACAGAGGATAATGTAGTAGAAGGATATGCACTAAAATTTAATAAAGAATCACGTAATTTAGGTGGATTTGTGGAAACAATTTCACCAGAAGCATTAGAAGGGGTAGACTTAACAGACGTACGGTGTTTCATGGATCATGATTCTAGTAAACTATTAGGACGCACCTCAAGTGGTACACTGGAACTGAACGTAGATGCCATTGGGTTACATTTTCGTTGTGTACTTCCTGACACAAGCAATGGACGTGACGCAATGGAACTTGTAAAACGTGGTGACCTTAACCAATGCTCATTTGGTTTCACAGTAGCTAAAGACAAATGGATAAAAGGTAAAGACATTATGAAACGTTCAATCAACAAAATTGGTTCATTATTAGAAATTTCTCTAGTATCAATTCCAGCATATGATGACACTGATGTACGAGTTGCTACACGCTCACTAGAGGAAGCGGTTAATGAATTAGAGAAACAACGATTAGAAGTTGAATTGGAGCTGTTGGGCTTGTAATTTAAAGCCCACAACTTCTAATATCTATGCTATAATTAAAACAGAAACCTAGTGAAGGAGTGAGATTGATTGAATCGTGAAGAGCAAATCAAAAAGGCACATGATTTATTATCAGAAGGCAAATTCGAAGAAGCACGTAGTTTAGTTGAAGCAATTAAAAAACAAGATGCAGAAGAGTTAGAAAAAAAAGCTTCTGACAAAAAGCCTGACGAAGATAAAACCGTTGAAGAAACAAAAGATGAAGAAAAAGAAGAACCAAAAGAGCAAGAACAAGAAAAAAAAGAAGAAAAAGAACCAGAGAAAAAACAAAAAGATGAAGAAAAACGCTCATTAGAGCAAAAAGGAGAAGAAAAAAATATGGAAAAAGTAGTGTTAGATGGAAAAGAAATCTCTCAACCAGAAACAGAAGTTCGTGGATTTTTAAATTATGTACGTTCTCATAACCCTAAAATGGACTTGCGAGCGCTTCCAGAAGGTGTAAAATCAACTGATGTTGGTGCTATTATCCCTCAAGATATTGTTACAAAAACAAAAATGTTACCTGAAACAGTTGTGGATTTACGAAATCTAGTTCAAACAGTGAAAGTAAGCACACCTACAGGTAAATACCCAATTTTGAAGTCAACAGAGGCTGTAATGCACACAGTAGAAGAATTGGAAGCAAATCCAGATTTGGATAAACCACAATTTGAAAATGTATTGTATGATGTTGATACTTATCGTGGACAAATTCCAGTTTCTCGTGAATCTTTAGATGATTCAGATGAGGACTTAGGAGCATTGATTGGACGTCATGTTCAACGCATTGCATTAAACACAGCAAATTCTAAAATTGTTGAAAACTTGAAAACAGCAACACCTAAAACAGTTAAGAATTTGGATGAAATCAAAACAATCATCAATACTGAATTTGACCCAGCATACAACTTGCAATTTGTAGTTTCTCAATCATTCTATAATGAAGTAGACTTAATGAAAGATAATGAAGGACGTTACCTATTACAACCTTCAATTACAGCTCAATCTGGTAAATCTTTACTTGGTTTGAATGTAACTGTACTTTCTGATAAATTGTTAGCTGGATCAGAAGCTCCTAATAAAAAAGTAGCATTCTTAGGTGATCCTGCTGGATTTACATCATTCTTTGACCGTAATGAAATGGCAGTTCGTTGGCAAGAACATCAACACTATGGAGAAATTCTAGCCGCAGCTATGCGTTTTGACGTTAAAAAAGTAGACGCAGCAGCTGGTAAATTCTTAACTCTTGATACAGCGGCTGCAGCAGCTTCAGAAGGTCTAGGAGCATAATATAAACAGCCACGAAGAGGGGTGGGGCTCATGCCTCATCTCTCTTTTATTATATGATAAAGGAGTGATAAAGTCAATGTTAACAGTAGAAGAAATTAAAAATAATTTACGTATTGACTATGATGAGGATGACACCTACTTAGAAATGTTACTTGGAGCAGCACAACTCTATATTTTAGGGAGTATTGAGGTGACGGTATTACCAGATGACCCAAAAACAAACACACTAGTATTCATGCTTGTGTCATTGTGGTATGAAAACCGTGTACCAGTTACAAACGCATTACAACAACAAGTACCATTCACTATTACAGCAATGATCCATCAATTGAGGGGGTTAACTCATGGCGAATATCAAAACATCCAAGCTGAATCAGCGGATTACACTACTAGTGAAGACACGCTCACGAAATGAGTTCTTTGAGTGGATTGAAACATGGAATCCAGATAGGAAAATATGGTGTTCCGTCAAACAGCAGTATTTTAAAGACTATCAAGATACTTATGGAACAACGCTCGCTAATACAACAAACTTTATTATTAGATATGATACAGGACACCTGGTTTCAAAATCTAATCGTATTGAGTTCAAAGGTAAACAATACAGAATAGAAGACATTCTGGAAGGTTCATTTGATAGAGACTTTACTACATTAGTATGCAAACAAGTGGAGGATTAACCATGAAAAAGAATTATGTGGATTTTAGCTCAGCTTATAAAGCTATAGGAAAAACAGAAAAAGAACTTGAGAAAGCAATGATTAAGTCTGTAGAAGTAGCTGGAGAATATGCGTCAAAACAGCTGAAGACTCAGACTCCAATTGATTATGACACGAAAACACACATGAAAGACCACGTAGTGTACAGTAAACCTACTTCAAAAAAACCAGTGTCAGAAGTTGGATTTGATAAAAAAGTAGCATGGCGCGCGCATTTTGTAGAATTTGGAACAATTAAACAAGACCCACAAGCCTTTATACAAAAAACATTACAAGATATAGAGAGTAAAGTTGCAGATATTATTCAAAGTGAAATGATGAGGAGGATGAAACAATGAAATTACCAATTCTAATGATTGCGGAAATATTGGAAGAATCCATTCCAGAAATAAATTGGTTTGTCAATCAGATAGAAGAAGAGAAACAAGTAAACCCACCTTATCCACTAGGACGTATCGTAGAGTTGTCTGGTGACTATGTAGATTATGCCTCAGAGCAACCTAATTATCTAACAACAATAGTTCAAGTGGATGTGTGGGTACGTGATGTACAAGAATCAAACAAGTATTACTTTTTACTTGATAAAGTTATGAGAGAGCAAGGCATTCAATGCTCATACACAGAAGACACGCAAGATCAAGATTTGAAAGAAGGACGTAGAATTATTAAGCGATATGTATTGTCACAACGTGTGTTGTGATCAAACACAAAGCGTTGATAATATGCTATAATTAACCTAGTAAGAAAATAAAAATAAAAGGAGTTTTTAGTATGGCATTAGTAGGGTTTGAAAAAGCCATTATCTCTGTACCTAACGCAGGCGGTACTGGCGTGGAACAATTAGTAATTGATAAGACAGGCGGAGGTACCATTGAAGCAAGTATCTCAGGCATTTCACCAGATCAAACAACAGTATACGCTTCAAATGTACCAATTTGGGTATCCGCAAAAGGTGTGGGTGAGTTAACAGCTTCATTAAATGTATTTGATCTTTACAAAAACGGTGTATATGAAAAAATCATGGGTATTACACGTGACTCAGATGGAGTTGCTATGGTAGGACAAGATACTGAAGCACCTTATGTATCAGTAGTCTTTGTATCAAGCACAGCAGATGGGAAGAAGATGCTTCTTGGTTTAACCAAAGGACGCTTCTCACACCCTGAATTAGCATTGAATACTACAGAATCTGGTGGAACAGAACCAAATACAGAAACGATTGAAGGTTCATTTGTAACGGACTCGCGTGGTATTGCTTACATGAGTGGTGTGGAAGATGGTACTAAGTTAACACTAGAAAAATTTATTAACAAAGTTAATAATGTATCAGAAGGTTAACCCTTAAACCTAGTCTTAATTGGCTAGGTTTTTTATTTACACACTTGAGGGATTATATGATATAATGAAGTAGTAAAGATAAATAAAACATTGGAGGAACTAAAATGATTACACTAAAATTAGAAATTGACGGAAAAACAAAAGAGTTTAAACAAAAATCAGTTAAAGTGCGTTCAATGCGTGAAATGATGAAGTTTCAAGCACGTATGGAAAAGGTACAATCTGGAGAGGAAGAAATGTCACCATTAGAACAAATTGACGCGATGGTAATGTTAGTGGCGGATGTATTTGACAATCCAGAAGTAAACTTTGAAAACATTATTGATGGAGTTGAAGCAGATAAACTAGAAGAAGTACTTGGTGGCGTATTTGACGCTATTGGTGGTGGACAAGCAGCACCAGCAAAAAAGGAGAAAAAGACCTCTCAGAAATAAGCTGGGAGGAACATCTTGAAGCAATGGATAAGATGTACACTGACCTTCTATCCAGTGAGTCTGGAACATGGTCTCTATCAGAAATTAACAACGCAGACTATAATTTACTAATGGAACTATTTACAAAAGACAATAAACCTAAAAAAGAAAAACTGCAAGACCCAATAGATTTCTTTGGTACATTTATGAGTCCACAAGATATAGCAAAAGTAAAAGGTGAGACACTTTAGCACACAGCTAGAGTGTCTCTTTTTATGTTATAATAGATTAAGAAAGCAAGCAAAAGGAGTGAAATGCATGGCACAAGATAGACCTATAGGAAATATGAAATTTGGCATTGGTTTTGATGGGTTTGATGAGTCTTTAAATACATTAGATAAATTAAACAAAGCCTTAAAACAATCAGAGTCAAGTATGAAGGCAACGATGTCAACATTTGATAAGGCTGGAGCCTCTGCTGAAGACTTATCACGCAAACAACAAGGATTAATTGATACTACAGAATTACAATCAAAGAAAATACAATTGTTGGAAAAACGTAGAGAGGAATATATTCAAACCTACGGAAAAGAATCCAAACAAGTGGCTAATGTTACAACTCAAATAAACACAGCTACTGTTAAATACAATAAGTTATCAAAAGAGCTTGACTCAACTAAACAAGCTTACATTCTAGCTAGTGCTGGCGTGGATAAATACGCTTCAGCAATCAAAGACAATGAAAAAGCAATGAATGATGAAATTAAAGCATTCAAAGAAGCTGGAGATAAAGCTGGAGAGCTTGAAGCAAAGCAACGTGGACTAACAAAACAAGCAGAGTTAACAGAGCAAGCCATTGAATCACAAAAACAAGCAATAAACAAAATGGCGCAAGAGTTTGGTGAATCATCAACCCAAGTAGCACAAGCACAAGCTAAATTAGAAGACTTCAAACGTTCAGCAAAAAATACAGATACACGATTAGATGGTGTAACTAATGCACTATCTGAGTTAAAAAGAGAAGCTTCTAATGTAGACGATAAAGTAGATAAAGCTGGAGACGCACTTGAAGAAGCAGGTAAACAAGGTAATAAAGCGGAAGCTGGTTTTAAAAACGCAGCCAAAGAATTTAGTGCCTTAGCTACAGGTCTAGCAGTTGCCATATCAACAAAAGCTCTAGATATGGCAACTGAGGCAGCAGACGCTCTGAAAGAATCATTCAATGAAGTAGTGGAAGCCTCTAATAGATTTCAGGGCAAAATGGGAATTACGAAAGGTGAATCTAAGCAGTTCCTAAATTTTGCCAATGAGTTAGTAAAATCAGGAATGGTAGACTCATTGGAAGAAGCCCAAGAGGCTATTACACAAGTCTATCAAACAGCTGGTAAAAAAGTTACACCAGAAGGATTGAAACAATTAACTAAATACGCAATATCATTCAGTAAAACATTTGATACAGATGTAAATGAGACCATGCGTGGTGCGTCACGTATGATGGAAAACTTTGGGATTAGTGCTGAAGAAGCTTTTGACTTACTTACAGCAGGTGCACAAAATGGACTGAATCAATCAAACGAGTTAGCAGATAACATGGCGGAATACTCTCAATTATTTGGTCAAATGGGGTTTACAGCAGAGGAAACATTTAGTTTACTTGAAGCTGGTCTAGACGGTGGAGCATATAACTTAGACAAAGTAAATGATTTAATCAAAGAGATGGGGATATCATTAACAGACGGACGTTTTGAAGAAAACGCAGATATGTTCAGTGAATCAACAAGAAACCTGTTTAATGAGTGGAAAAACGGTAAAGCAACTCAGGGTGCAGTAGTTAAGAGTATGATGAATGACTTTTCCAATATGGAAGGAGGATATGCTTCTCTAAATAAAGCGAGTACAGTCTGGTCTGCCTTAGGAGAAGACAACTCACTTAAAGTCATCAAAGCAATGGCAGGAGCTAGTAATTCCTTTGGAGAAACTAAAGGAAGCGCAGAAGATCTGAATAACACTATGACTAACACTACAGCATGGGATGCTTTCACCAACGGAGTGAAAGGTACGGTCAATTCAATTGCTATCTGGGCACAAGAGTTTACTGGTGGGATGACACAACCAATTGAAAATTTCTTCAATAAAACATTGCCTAATGCCATGAAAACCCTTGATTTCTTTTTCTTTTATGTTGAAAACTTCATCTCAAACTTAAAAGATATTATTGGTAAAATGTGGAGCGGAAAAGATACAATAAATGACCAACATATTTTAAATATGATGGGATTCAGCTGGGAAAGTATCTGGGCTCTAGATGATTTCATCACACAGGTTAAAGAGAAAGGTGAAGTATTAACTCAGTATATTAAAGGTTTCTGGCAACTGTTTACTGGTGATGAAGCTACTCAAATGCAAGGATACTCCTTACTACGTTCATTAGGGATGAGTCAAGAAGACATAGAAGTATTAGAAACAGCTAAAGAAAATGTTAAGACTGCTCTTGATTCTGTTAAAGAAACTATTGTAAGACTTCTTGAAGACGGCTTGGACAAAATGATTCAAGCATGGAAAGACTTAGTTAAGATTTGGGAGGAGGTAATTGCACCTGATTTATTACCTCTGTTTGAACAGTTTGCTGGATGGCTCAGTCGTATCACAGGTTACTTAGCAGACATTAGTGGCGCACTAGATAACTTTGGTGGATCAGGAAAACGCAACAGTGACATTCTTATTAATGCATTCACTATATTATGGGAAACACTGAAAATAAAACTTGGGCTCATCATGGCAACAATAGAAACAACCATGATTATCATTTCTAGTACAATCAAGATTTGGAGTGATATTTTCAAAGGTGATTGGGAAGGCGCTTGGAATGGTATTAAAGGTATGTATGATCGCATATCTGATTCAATCAAAACCAATTTGAAAAACACATTCTTAGGTGATATGATTAAAAGTATTGAAGACTGGAATATTAGAACAACAAAGGCGTTCACTGGTTGGATTACTGATATATCTATTAAGTTTGGTACATGGCTAACCAACATGAAGACGTGGTTCAAAAACTTACCAGGAGAATTAGCTGAGAAGTTTAAATCAGGAGGAAGTACATTAGCAAACGCCTTTAAATCTGTATTTAATGGAGCGCTTAAAGCGATAGGTAAACCAGTGAATGGTATTATCAAGGGGGCTTCATGGGTACTTGAAAAATTGGGCGCAGAACCTCTGCAAGAATGGGACGTACCGCAATACGCCACAGGTACTCCAAAAGGTGGACATCCAATCAATGGGCCAATGATGGTTAATGATGGACGTGGAGCAGAAACAGTTATCACACCAGATGGTAGAGCCTTCATACCTAAAGGACGCAACGTTGTTCTAAACGCACCAAAAGGCACACATGTCTTGACAGCAGAAGAAACAGCACAACTTCAAGGTTCAAAAGCGCCTCGTTATCGTTACAAAAAAGGTACTAACTTCTTTGGTAACATGTGGGACAGTGTGAAAAATGTTGCTGGTAATGTAGGAAACACACTTAAAAATGTAGTAGGTGACGTGTGGGATTTCATTTCAGACCCTGGGGCGTTAGCTAGGAAAGTACTTGGTGGTTTAGATGTGTTAGGTGGATTGACAAAATATCCATTAGAAGTAGGTAAAGGCATACTATCTAAAGCCACAAGCGCACTTACTGAAAAAATCACTGGGTTGTTCTCATCAGGTAACTTGGATACATCTATAGGAACAAATGGTGTCTATAAATATTTAGCAGATGTTGCTAAGTCTGTGATGAAGAAATTCCCAGGTTTCATGGTAACTAGTGGGTATAGACCAGGTGACCAGTATTCACATGGTAAACGTAATGCCATTGATATTGCATTGCCAGGTGTCACAGGAGGCTCACCTAGATACACAGAAGCAGCCAACTATGCGTTTGACAAATTCGCTTCCAAGATTGGTTACGTAATCACTAATGGTAAGGTTCGTGACCGTTCAGGACAATCAGGTCAACCAGCAACTGGTGCATGGGAGCCATGGCCCCCTGGAGACCACTACGACCACGTGCATTTGAACGGTATAAAAGACCCACAAAACACGCAAATATCAGGCGATAGCGTGGGAGGCAGTGGTGTAGAAAGATGGCGTAATGTAGCCATTAGAGCATTGAAAATGACTGGTCAATACAGCGCAGGAAATCTAAATGCGTTACTAAATCAAATGCGTACAGAGTCAAATGGTAATCCTAAAGCGATTAACTTGTGGGATCCAAACGCTATGAAGGGTACACCATCAAAAGGATTAATGCAGGTTATTGACCCAACCTTTAGACAATACGCAATGCCAGGGTTCAATAGTAATATCTATGACCCATTATCTAACATTCTAGCATCAATCAGATACGCACTGGCAACCTATGGTTCATTAGGAAATGCATATCGTGGGGTTGGCTATGAAAATGGTGGAATCATCACCAAAGAACACTTTGCAAGACTTGGAGAAGGTAACAAGGAAGAAGTAGTCATTCCACTAACTGGCTCTGGTTTAAAACGTTCAAGAGCTATGCAACTACTGGCATATGCCAATGAGAAACTTGGTAAAAACAATGATACACCTACACCATTGAGTGGTAATAATTCTAATCAAGACTTAACCATCTTGATTAATTTGATGCAACAACAAAATGAACTCTTAATGGCGTTACTTGATAAGTCAGCTACGATTGAACTTGATGGACGTAAGGTAAGTAAAGAAATTACAAAGTATCAAGAATCAGAAACACGTAATAGAAATAGACAAATGGGATTAATATAAATAATTAGGAGTGATTACATGGAGTATGCATTTTTAAAAAACTTTAGCTTTGATGGTAAAGAAACATCTCATTTATTTCAGATAGCTAAGGTTACAATACCATTTCTATCAAAACAAAATGAACTCTTACAAGTAGGCAATAGTAATGGTTCAACATTTTTAAACACACGTAGAACAACGAACACCATTCAAATTGATGGTTTCATGATTAAAGATAACTCAGGTATGAATATTTATGACACTAAAGATGAATTAGTAAGAATACTAAACACTAATGAACCCAAGCAGTTAGTTTTTGATATGTTCCCAAACAGATATTTCAATGCGATTTTCAGTGGTACGCAAGAATATGATGCTACTGACTCTAAGTACACACCGTTAACTTTAACATTTGATGTTCCTGATGGGTTAGCACATAACATAAACCCATCATCATACACGAACGTTTATACAACTAGTAAAAACTTGGTGTTGGATAGTGAATATAAGCATATTGGTAAGTATTTGAAACCATGGGTTTACTTAGTTGATGATAAATATAATGGTAGTAATATAGTATCAGCTGACTTCACGGATGGGCTACCACTAAATTTTGAACGACCAGATGACTGGGATACTGAGCGTTGGTATAATCTTAGTCCAATGAGTATGCGTAGACTTCCAGATTTAACTAAAGGTACGTCTATATTCTACAGCATAAGTGCTAAGGTTAAATCGATAGATAATGATGATTCTGGAGAATATTCAGGTCAAGTTGTTCTTGAGGAATGGGATACTAAGAACTCAAGGTTGTTGTATAGACATCCACTATATATCAGCAAAGAAGTCACTTCTGATTTCACCAGAATATCAAACATTGTTACTATTCAAGATGAAAGAACTAATGGATTATTACTAAACTATGGATTCTATGGAAAAAACATTATTGAATTTTCACAACCTATGGTTTCATTTAGTAATACGGAAGAAACTTATATTGCAAGTACTGCTGGGTACTCTGATATAATTGAAATAGAGAACAATGGAACTGCTGAAACATATCCTCAATTCACATTTACAATGAATGGAGAAAATGGATTAGTTGGTTTGCTACATGAAGATGGATCTATACTACAATTCGGAAATCCTGAAAACGTAGATGGTAAAGATACTACTAAATCACTTGAATTAGGTGTAAACCAATCGTTTTGGGGAAACACATTAAACCCAGAAATCGCAGTGAACAGTGGGTTTAAATCGGTTTGGAATCCAACACCACCAAATGAGGTAAGAGGTTCTTGGGATATGGCAACCAACGTGAATAGTGTAACGCCTCACTATGCAGGGGTTGGTGATATTGGCGTTTGGCATGGGCCCACTATGATGATGGATATCAAGCCGCCATATAACAACGATAGAAACAACGAAGTAGAAGCACGGATGGCGTTTATGTTTGATAATGATGTTAAGTATAGACGTGGGCGCTATGAATTTAGTGTTTTTGATGAAAATGGAAATCCAATCATGACGACAATTCTTAGTGATGCAAATGCAGTTTCTAATACTATTCAATTTGAATTATGGTATAAAGGTAGTAAGCTTGGAGAAGTTAGTCTTAATAAATCACGATTTAGTGGTAGAGAATATGAAATTGTAATGCTGCGTAGAGGGAATAAACTACAATGGAATTTTATTAAAGTGCACACCACCAATCGTGCTAAATATGAAGGCACAACATATGCACAAGTTATTGCAGACACTGTAGAGTCATTTAATTGGACACTTGAAGAGAAGGATTCAACGAAGTGGATGCGTGTAGGAGTGTGGGCGCAACGATATTCAAATCAACCTGTAGCAATTCAAGTAATCAGACACATACAAGTCAGATGGTTGAATACATCATATTATCAAGACATTAGAAACTACTTTCAAGATGGAGATATTGTAGAAATAGATGTGGCAAGTAGAAGTTTATTTGTAAATGGCGTTATCAATAATGAATTAAATGTAGTAGGTAATCAGTGGGAAAGTTTCATCTTACCTGTTGGTAAAACAGTTATACAACCTGTACTATCAACATGGGCTAATAATCCTGACGTGGTTTGTGGTGTTCGTGATTCATGGAATTAAAAGAATATTAGGGGGTTGTACACCCCCTAATATTGTGTTATAATAGTAACTAGGAGGTGTATACTATTGACTGAATTTTATGTAACAGACCGTAATTTTAATCTACAGACTATCATATCAACAAATGGAAATACACGTTATCATCTTAGCAAAGCACATGAAACAACAACTCTAAGCACAAGCTCAAAAACCTTACAATTAGATGTGCGTTTTTCAAAAAATGATTCTTTGGAATTAAGCAAACAGTGTGCTGTTGGTAACTATATTTTATATAAAGATTCTAAAAATAAAACAAGTGTCATGGTTATTATGAAAGCTAGTCATAACCCAGTAACTGGTATCCGTAGTATGGAACTAGAGAGTGGATCACTTGACTTGCTAAATGAAACGACTGGCCCATATGATCCAAAAACTCAAAGAACAATTGCTGAGTATATAAACTACTTCATCTATGATAGTGGATTTGAAATTGGTATAAATGAAATACCTAATAGTAAACGTGCGTTAAGTTGGGATGGTAACGCAACAACACTAGAAAGGGTGCTGTCAGTAGCTACTCAATTTGAAGTTGAGTTGGAGTTCAGATTTGAATTAACTGGTAATAATGTAACACGTTGGTTTATTGATATACGAAAAAAAGTGGGTGATGATACCTCTCATAAATTATATGTAGACAAAGATATCCATTCTATTACAACGGAAACAGATTTATATCAGATGTACAATGCAAGTAAAGCAGAAGGCAGTGTTATTGAGGGACATGATAAACCACTAACGTTAAAAGGCTATAAATGGACAGATCCTGATGGAAGATTTTACTTAGATGAAACCACAGGTATTATACATGACAAAGCCAATATAACACACTGGCGTAGACCAAACTCAAACAATGGGTATTATCTTCAACTAAAAACATACACTGCTAATACACAAAAAACATTATTAGACTCAGCTATTGCAGATCTTAAAAAATATTCTACACCTATCGTTAATTACATTGTAGATGTTGCCAATGTTCCTTTTTCTTTAAATGTTGGAGATACATTATATATTGTAGATGAAAACGAAAAACTATTTTTAAATAGTAGAGTACAAATCATTGAATATGATTTTTTAACAAAAGAAACAGTTTTGACATTAGGAGATTTTGTTCAAGTACCAAGTGGACTTAGTGACATTATGCGTGACTGGGCAAATGAGTTTAATAATAAAATAAAAGAAAATGTACCTTATACTGTAAATATCACACAATCAGAACCATTTTTCGTTAATGGAGAGGGTACAATAACGTTAACCGCTACTATTTTGCAAGGTAATTTGGATGTAACGTCATCGTTTCATGATTTTAAATGGATACGATATAAATTAGATGGTACGCTAGACAGTGATTTCACTGAATCAGGAATATCTATAACTGTAACTGCTGGCTCTGAATTGCGTTATACGTATGAAGTTTCAGCTAATAATGATTAGGAGGTACACAATGGCAATTGTTAATGGAAAAACAGTATTAAACAATATGATAATTGAAACATCTACAGGAACAGTTTTTATGCAGGAGGAGGAACCGCCAACATTTAAAGATGGTGACGTATGGTTCAAGTTAGTTAATGGTAAAGCTACAAATGCGTATAGTGCTGAAAATGGACAATGGGTGGAAGTCGCATTTGATAGTAACATTATTGCAGAAAATATCGTTGGTAAAATCATCACAGGTGGGGAAATCAACGGAACAACTATCAATGGTTCTGAATTTACTAACGCCTTTAACAATGTTGTTGCAGGAATTAATGTTGTGAGTGATGGTAAAACATCTATTTCAAAAGGTGCGTTATCTGAAATAGCCTCTTATTATCTGGTAAACACAGAAGGCGAACGCTTATATTTATTCGCAGACAATGAAGCATACTTGACTAGAGGGTCTCTGGAAGTTAGACAAAAACTATACAATGAAGCAGGTACTATAACGAGTGAGAGTAGCGCAAAACTTTCTGGTGGATTACTACAATTGAACTTAAGTGATAGCACTGGTACGTATAATGGCGTTTTAGATGCTAAGTTATTAGAGTCAATGAGTGGTATTAAGCAACGGATTGTAACACTTCCAAATACAACAAACTACGCTAACGGTCGTATTGAGTATAGACGTTTTGGACAAATAGTGACAGCTGCTATTAAGTTTGACAGATTAACCGCAAACGGATGGGTCACATTATCAAACATTCCTAACGGGTATAGACCATATAGTTATATTGATTCCTCAACCTATCTAGCTTCAACGGGTAATCGTGGTTCATTTGTTTCGTTATATACTGATCCTTCGTTCAACTTTATTTATATTCCATCAGTACCTGGAGGGTCAACAAGTACTGAGAGCTATCAAGGATCAGTAACTTATTTTACTAATCAAGCTTGGGCTTTAGCATAATAAAAAGGAGAGATATTAATGATTGAAATTTATGAAACTTTAGACAATATGAATGAAGAAGGTAAATATTATAATGTTTATATTGTACCAGAAAGCTTGCCAGTTAGTTCTCCATTCACAAGATTAAAGCCAGCCTCTTCACTAATTAATCCAAGATTTGATTGGTTAAAAGGAGAATGGGTTAGTGACGAAGTTAGCGTTCTTAATAAGCGTATTACAGACTTAGAAAAAAGAATTAACGAACTAGAAGAACTCTCTAAATGAGAGTTCTTTATTTGCTTTTAAACGCATAACTACCCAACTATCAAAATTTAAAGTGCTTAGAATGCTCGTGAGAGACACACTATTTCGCTTATATAGATGTTATAATGATTACAGACCTAGGAAACGAGGTGATAAATGAATAGGAGTGTTTTGCTATGAACTTAAACGATAAGGAGTTTGTTTCATTAAAGGAACAGTTAGCAAGAATTGAGGTTAAACTTGATGATATACCTGAGATTAAAGCTGACTTAAAAGAGTATGGAAGCCGCTTAGAACGTCAATCTGAAAAAGCAGATAAGGCATACAGCATGTCCATGCAGAATAGAGAAGCATTAGCTGATCTTAAAAACAGCTACACATGGTTAACACGCACAACTGTTGGCGCAGTTATTGGAGCATTAATTAGTATTGGTTTATCCTTATTTATGAAATAGGAGTGATGTAGAATGAAAAAAATAAACTGGAAAGTTCGTTTTAGCAAAGACAACCTAACATTTATCTTGCGTTTTATTGGCGCATTAGCAGTACCTATCCTAGCATACTTTGGTTTGAAGTTTGAGGATATAACATCCTTTGACACATTATTGGATGTATTAGTCAGAGCAGTAAGTAACCCTTACGTATTAGGTTTAACTGTAATTAATGCATTAAATATGATTCCAGACCCAACAACTAAAGGTATTACAGATAGTGAAAAAGCATTAAACTATACAGAACCAAAGAAATAAGAAAGAGAGTGATATTATGGTGGAGATTATCAACAAAACAGTCACACGTGGTGTGGCTGGACGTAGACCAGGTTCAGTAAAAGGTGTAGTATTCCATAATACATGGGGTAACTCAACAGCTAAACAAGAGGCTAATCGTTTAGCAGCAATGAACAACAATCAGTTAGCTGCTGGATTTGCGCATTACTATATTGACAAGAATACAATCTGGCGTACAGAAGACACCTATAATGCCGCTTGGCATACCGCAAACAGTGACGGAAATACAAACTATATTGGCTATGAAGTGTGTGGTAACGATCAAACACCACTAAAAGACTTCTTGCAAGCTGAAGAAAATACATTCTGGCAAATTGCACAAGATTTGAAATACTATGGATTACCTGTAAATCGCAACACTGTGCGCTTACATCATGAGTTTTCAGCCACGCAATGCCCTAAACGTTCATTAATCATTCACACTGGTTTCAACTCAACACAGGCACAGCCAGCTAATGTAACTAATGCAATGAAGGACTATGTGATTAAAAACGTTCTTAAGTATTACAATAACACTAGTTTAAAACCAGATGGTAAAGCACCATCCACTGGTGGACAAACACCTCCAAGTGGTGCTAACGTAACACCTTCAACACCTAGCCAACATGATAAAGCCGTTGCTAATACAAAACCTAAACATCAAGGTAATGCATGGGGTAAACTTGACTACTTCAATGGTCATGGTAAAGATCAGATTCGTGTAGCTGGTTGGTTAGTTCCTGATAAGCCACAAGGTCCTATTGGAGGATATGCATATGTTATCTTCATGCAACATGGAACAAACAAAGAGTTAACACGTGTTCAATCAGCTGGTATTAAACGCCCAGACGTGAAGAAAGCATATGGCTATCAAGGTGGACAAGAGCTTGGTTTTGATGTAACTGTTAAGAAAGCTCAGTTCAAAGGTAAAAAAGTAGATGTTATCTTGCGTAGAGCTAATAAAGCTAACGGCGAAGGTGCAGTAAATGATGTGCGAATTGATAGTATCTATTTAAGTCTATAATAAAAAACCACTGGTTAGACCAGTGGTTTTTTGCTTTTAAATGGGTAATCACCTTGTTTGATTTATTTAAAGTACTTAGAATGCTCGTGAGAGACACAGCTTTTTAGAAAAATAGGTCTGTTCTTCACCGCTAATGGCTCCCACATGAAATAAATCATTCAGTATCATCATTAGTACTTTCATACGATGTTCTTGATTATTAACATAGTCAAGAGATGTCACATCTATGATTAATTTAGGGAAGCCTAAATCTTTATTCATCCAGTCTTGATAATTAGCATGATGGTTCCTAAAGTATTCATATAATTCAGTGCCTTCTTCAACCTTCTCAAATTCTCTTGCTCGTTTATTAATGCGCTTGATTTCTTCTTCAAAACTACAATTTAAAACAATCATCAAATCTGGTGATTTCTTAGGTAAAGGTTCTAATTCTTTTAACATGCGATTTAATAATTTTGTATACACATCTAACTCTAATTTATCTACAGCACCTTCATCATATAACTGCTTCAAAAATATTGAATCTTCATAAATTGAGCGATCAAGGATTCCATTTTTAACACTCATAGCCTCCTGAATAAGTTCAAAACGTTTTGATAACATGTCAATCTGAAATAGAAAGCCATATTTTTTCTTGTCTGCGTAGAACTTTTCCAGTAGGGGGTTATCCTCCACTGGCTCATAAACAGCCTTGGTTTCTAATAATTCGCTTAATAATTTTGTCATTGAGGATTCACCTACCCCAATAACTCCTGCTAATGTGATCAACACTAATCTTCCTCCCTATTTAAATTCTTCCCATTTGTTTGGTGCAAATCCCATACTTACAAGCTCACCATCTTTAAACACTACAGGTAGTGTTCTTAGGTTCATAGTAAGTAATTCATTTAAACCTTCTAGATTATCATCCACATTAACCTCAGTAAAGGTGTGTCCTTTTCCTTTAAACCAGTTCTTTGTCATTTTACAAGGCATGCAATTATTTTTAGTATAAATTTTAATCATTTTAATTTCCTCCTTTAACTTTAAATAATTTTTCAACTCGTTGTTTATTTTTTATATCTCCTTGATTTGTAATAGATACCTTTGTGTCTTTACTCCATATACATTCAAATTTATCTTCTGGCATTTGGTATTCACTAATTAATACTGTATTGTTTTTAGCTAATTCAATAGCCCACTTATCAAAGTCCGCATATGGAAAGTTTCCAGTTGAATAAGATAATGTTTTTCTATATGGTGGGTCTAGATAAAAGACACAGTTTTTATAATCAGTTGGGTTATAATCAGTAAATGATTTACATTCAAATGTAACATCTTTAAACAGTGTTGATTGTTTTTTTTAAATTTTTGATAGCACCAGCTGACCACTCACCGCTATCGTCTCCTTTTTTGTTTCTAGCGTATCCACCAAAATACTTAGCTCCAAACGAACCACAAAATCCCACTAAACCAACATACCAGGGTTCGTAGCTATCTCTATTTGCTTTTACACGATTGTATTCTTCTTCTGAAATTCTTGAAGGTATTAAAGATGAATCATCTCTAGTATAGTTTAATAATGCAATTAATTCTTTGTGTACATCACTACCTATTTTATTATGATGGTTTATTTTATCAATCATATTAGCTCCACCTACAAATGGTTCAATATATGCTACTGTCTCATCTGTAATGTAACTTTGAATGATTGGTGCTAATTCTTTACTAAGTCTGTTTTTACTTCCTACGTATCTCATGTTCTTTACTTCCTCCTCTTAACTTATGAATTAAGTATAACACCTCAGTTAAGAGGTGTCAAGTGTTTAATCAATATAATTTTTAACTTCTGGAAATTCTTTCATTTGACTATGTGCTTGTTCAATCCGTTCTTTCCAGCTAGTACCAAACCATAGTACTAGCAGGTCTTCCACTTGGTTTATATAGTACTCTTTGTCAATATCATCAATAGTTATCCATCCTTCACCAATTGCTTCATTGTCAATGGCATAGTACTCAGGCGCATTAGGCAAGCCTTTAGTGTAAGAATCATCACCAATAATTGTAGTACCTTCCTCTTCAACAACAGCTCCACGTTTTACTTTGAATATTTCAACAGATTTGTTAGGGTCTTTTATTGCAAATGTACGATTCACTTTTTGTGCTTTTCGTTCATTACCATAAACATCACGTACTACAGTATCGTCAAAAGTCCATCCAGTTTTGGTAATCATTTGGAATTGACGTAGTTCATCAGATTCATTGATAAACTCTTTGTAATCTTTACCACTAACAACATAATTAATGAACGCATTTGAAACAATCGCTTTAGAGACTTTCAATCCCTTTGTTAGACCAATTGCTCCTTTGACTTTAACTTTACCTTTAGCAGTCACAGCTAAATAATTATTGACGTCCTTCTGGAAAATAGCTATAAATGGATCATCATCTAATGTGTACCCTGTTCGTTTCATCCAATCATCTGCGATATCATCAATGGCTTTTTCATCTTCTGCACTAAATGGAATGTAATAGTGAGCATCTGTGTTTGATTGAATAATGGTGGCATGGTCTTCAATCTTTTCTAGTAAATCCCACATTGCCATCTGACCAGTAATACACACTAATAACCGCATGCGTGGGTCATACAATTTGTTAAACTCAGCTCCCATTGCACCATATTTAGTATTTAGAGGTAGTTTATAACCATCAATTAACAACTCAGTTGGAATCTGAATGCCTTTAATTTCAGTAAACTCTTTATTGGAATACTTGGCTTCCATACGTTCATCTAATAGCATTTGATAAATATGACGCTTGTCTTCTGGAATGTTTCTTGATAAGTAGTCAAATAAAACCATTGTATTTGGATAAAGTGAACCAACGTCGCGTGCGTGGAAGTTACCTACATGAATAAATGACTCTTTAGCACCATGTATACCACCTACCCCTAAAACCTCTGTGACGTCTCTACGTGGTACATCTAATGAAATACTGGCATGTCCTTTATCATTAGCTTCAAATTCCTCTGTCATAAACGCCTGACGAATGGTCTCTGACTCAATTTCAAATCCTTCTGGTAGTTCATACTTATCTAACTCATCACCTCTATCAGGTGTTTTCTCAGCCCCTAATAGTTCAGCTGTTAAATTTGCGTTAGTCATTGATAGTGCCATTTTATCTAAACCAAAGTATAAGGCAATTGCAGCTTTAGCTACTAACATACCTATGTTTTGTTCAAAGCGTTTTTCCGTAGCTAACACGTCATTTTTACAATATAGTTCGTTCAATACTTGTTCTTCTTCAGTTAGTTCTCTATCTAAATCAAAGTCTACTTCAGTTTCTTTAATATTAATACCCATGAAAGCACTATGTTCTTTCAAACTAAACCCTCTATTGTCTTGATACAAATCCATTCCAAAAAGGGGTGTTTTCTTAGTATCAAACATTTTATATGCTAATGCTCTATCATCACTTTCAATGATTGCTTTTGACACATGAAACGGGTTTTTACCCTGTAAATATGCACGCATGACATTGGAGTCATATGAGTGTGAGTTATAACCTACAAACAATGAATCTCTATTCGCAAGATAGAACTTGCGTAAAGCGTCTAAATCATTATGAATGACTGTCCATTCTTTAGTGAAGTAATCTCTGAAAACAAATAAATTATCTTTTTTAAATACTTCAATATCATAAATATAAATTGTTTGTTTTGTTAGTGCCTCGTTTGGTTTATCAGGTAAGTTTTCAACAACCCCTCCTTCTTGGTTAATGGTTACATTTGGAAAACCATTGTTGTATTTTAGAGTAATATTCAACTCCTGACCTACTTGGATATCTTCCCATGTTTTCCAATCTTGTTTACGAAACTTCATGATATAAAATGTAGCATCACGCCCATCGTTTGTGCTACGTACTTTAATTTCCTTCATCTCTTTACCTTTAGCGCTTAATCGTTCCTCAGCTTTAAGCACTACAACTTGATGAACTCCTTCCGTCATTGGATCAAAGCTTTTTCCATTACCTGCTAATGCAGAAAATATTTCCAATAGTTTAGATGCTAGTTTTTCAGCACCTTGAAATTCTGCTATGTTTTTCATATATTTACTTCCTCTCTCGTTTGAATATACTATTATATTATCTTACTTTGAATAGTTTTTCAACTCTTTTTTTATTTTTTATATCTCCTTGACTGCTAATTCCAACCTTAACCTCTTTGCTCCAGATACATTTAAATTTATCTTCTGGCATTGCATATTCACTAATTAGTACAGTATTGTTTTTAGCTAACTCTATAGCCCATTTATCAAACTCTTTGTATGGAAAGTTTCCAGTTGAATAAGATAATGTTTTTCTATATGGTGGGTCTAGATAAAAGACACAGTTTTTATAATCAGTTGGGTTATAATCTAAAAATGACTTACATTCAAAAGTAACACCTTGTAAGTTTGGTGCTTGCTGTTGTAAGTTTAGTATTGCTTCATTTGGATAGTCACGTGGTGTGATACCATCAGCTTTATAACCTCTAGCATATCCACCAAAGTATTTGGCACTAAATGACGCACAAAACCAAACTAAACCAATATACCAATCTTCGTAATAATCCTTGTTGTTTTTTACATGAGTGTACTCATCTTCAGATATTGTTTTTGGCAAAAAGTTAGAATTATTTTTATTATAGTTGTGTAATGCGATTAATTCTTTGTGTAAATCACTACCAATTTTATTATCATGTTTAATTTTATCAATCATATTAGCCCCACCTACAAATGGTTCTATATATGCTACTGTGTCATCTGTAATATAACTTTGAATGATTGGTGCTAATTCTTTACTAAGTCTGTTTTTACTTCCTACGTATTGCATATAGTTACTTCCTCTCTCGTTTGAATATAATATAGTATATCACATCTATTATTAGTACACAAGTACAAAGTATAAACTCTATGAAGCTCTCAATTGTGTATCTCATTGGAAGAGTCTAAACTGTCTTGGATGCCCTTGTGTTTGCATATATAATACATTATCTAACTTATAAACAGCAATAGTATTCTTCTTGTTTGCAATCATCATTTGCGTTGGATCAATCTTTATATACACCTCATTAAAATGTCTATTGATAATGACACCATCTTCATCTTTGACTGTTAAAATTAAGTTGTCTACTAACATCATTTTAAATTTCCTCCTTATTTGAAATCATCTTTATTCATCAATGCACCAATAATATTGAATAGTGAAATAATTGTAGGAATACCTGTCCAACAGAACACTAGTTTAATAAGTCCTTTTACTGGTTTTCCAACGTAGAAATCATGGGCACCAATTCCTCCTAAGAATAGTGCTAGCAATAAATAAACAGTCAAACTTGGTTTATTAGAATTCTCTTTCATGCTTTTAAGTTGTGTTAATTGTTCCTTTAAAATTTCGTTTTGTAATTGCTCGTTGGTCATTTCATTTTCCTCCTCTTGTGTGTGGTTCATTTTCTTCAACGTTTCTAATACTGGGTTTTGTTTAGCCATTTTAATCTTCCTCTCTTTATCTTATGAATTAAGTTTACCATGCAATGCTTACCTTGTCAATGTGTTTAACTGCTAATTTTAAATCTTTTTCGTCAAACCCTTCGGTTGAGCCTTTGTATAACTTAACCATGTACTCGTATCCATCTACAGGTTTGTACATCTTGTACAGCAATACACCTTTATCGCCTTTGTTACCAACACCGTTTTGATTATCTCGTTTTAATTCAACTACGTTTCCAATATTCATTGTCATTATTTATTCTCTCCTTTATTTATATTTGAAGGTATATCCTCCAGTTTGTTTACGTCTACCTTTTAAAACGTCTGTAATATGTGCTTGATTTAACCCTAATTGTCTAGCGCATTCACTAATTCCATAGAATTCTCTAAATTCACCAGTTTTTATATTAGTTGCAATGATTGGAATACTTTGCGTTTTAGCCATTCTTTCAGTACGTGTTCCATGATTGAGGTTCTCTTTTCTAGTAGACCATTCTAGATTGTTAACATTGTTGTTAGTCTTATTTTCGTCTATGTGATTAACCTCTGGTTTATTTTCTGGGTTTGGGATAAACGCTTGGGCTACTACACGGTGGGTTTTATGATTTTTATGCTTACCGTTTTTACATAAAGTAACTAGTAAATAACCCTGTGGGTGTCTATGTGGTTTTAAAACTCTACCTTTACGTATTCTACCTAACTTATCTGTAGTATCAAAACTCTTAACTCTTCCTAAATTACTCACCTGATATAATCCTTCAAAGCCTTCAATATCTTTCCAAATTTCTTTCATTCTATTTCCTCCTCTTTATCTTACAAGTTAATTTTAGCATGATAAAAGAAAAGAGTCAACCGTTTAGGCTAACTCTTTTTTAATTTATTTTAGAATGGCAACTCTTCTTCTGTCACTACCTCTTTCTGATCGTCAGGATCAAGAGGTTGTGCTTCTAACCATCCATACGGTGATTTAGGGTCTAACATGTTTTTATTAACGGTGCAATCCACAACCATTCCAATCGCCATTTCTGCAGTATCCCATGTTACATTTACATCTTCAAACAATTCATTGAAGCGTGCTTTTGCTTTTGCAAGTTTTGCTTGATTTGGAATAAACTTGTTTAGTTTCTCAATATAAACTCCTGAGTTGAAGTTGAATGAGTAGTATTTACCTTCGTGTTCTACCACAACGGCACGTCCTTTGGCACTGTCTTTGATTTCAACAATTGGTACTTGCTTCAAGCGTTTTAGTGAGATCAGTGGTTTCTCAATCTTTTTAAAGGAACTTCCTTCTTCAAAGTAGGCTTTACCTGTTTCTTCGTCTACGTACATTTCTAATTCTTTATCCTCAAGGTTATAAAACGACCCACCTAACATTTCTAAGGCTTTAGCTAATCGTTCGTTACCTTTTGTATCTTCGTCTGTGAAGTCACTCCATGTTTTAGATTCTTTATCATATGTTTTTTTGAATACTGCAGCTTCATAGATAGCGCTGTAATCTTCGTTGGCTACCTGTAATTTCACACTAATATCATCTTCCTCTGCACTAACAATAATTACTTTTTTCAATTCTGACATTTTAATTCCTCCAATTAAGTTGTTTTATTCTCGCTTACAAAATCTATTATATCATATATTCCCTTACTTGTGTAAGTTATTTACACATGATTCAAGTATTTCGTCAACGGTTGCCTGATTAAGTTTAATTAGACCCAATAATACAATTATACTGCTAGTGTTATACTCTTCTAGGTCACTATGATTCAGGCCTGTATATCTAACAATATTTTCCTCAAACTCCACTGCTTTTGAATCATACTCTTCTACCAATTTAATCAGTTCCTCAGTTGTTAAATTCATTTTACCACATCATACTCAATTTTAAGTTTCTTCAAGTCTTCTTTCTTAACCTTAATTGTCACATATTCAACTGGTTTAGGAGCTTCCTGTTTTTGCTCGTTTCCAGTAATAATGATAATGTCAGGTACTTTGGTTTCTTTTACTCTAGCCTGTTCTTTTTCAAGACGTTCTTTCTCCGCAATCATGTTCGCATAGTCAATGATAGCTTCTTGCATATTAAAGCCATTTTTAGAGTAAGCAATCAAAATCGCTGAACGATCATCTTTGTCAGGGTAGGTTTGTTTCAATTGTTCGTAATCATTCTTAAAGGTGTCAAAATACGAAACTACTGCTTCACGTATCTTTTTGGCACTCGTAGCCTTGTTAGTTATAAGAGTTGGGTTCTTTGCTAAAAACTTATCAAAAGTAAGCCATTGTGGAGCGTTGTATGACTTCTGATATTTCTTAAATAAGTCTTTGATTTGTAACTTACGCTCATCTTGTTCTCGTAGTGTAATCTGTTTAATTTGGGCATTAATATGCTCTTCTCCTTCACCCAGGACTTCCTTTAATAATTTAATCTTTTCATTCAATTCATCATAAGGGGTCATGATTTCACGCTTAACCGCTAATCTTTCTGAATCTAATTTTTTAATTTCTTTACGAATTTCAGCAAGAAGTTTTTTATTCTCTATAATATTTTCCTCATTTACTTCTTGCTCTTTCATTCGTTCAGCTAACCTCCTTACGTCTTCAAGTGTTTTTTCGTAACCAATGAACTGTATTTCATGTTTACCTGTAGCTTGTATTGATAGTTCAAATGCCATGAGTTTCATCCTCTAACTTGAGACGTTTGTATTCTACAGCAAAGATTTCATCAATCGTGTAATTTACTTTGAATAGCCATTTGTATTTTTCAATTACATCAAACAACTGGTTTTCAGTGTAGCCATAGTCTAATTTTAAAAGTGTTTTATAGTTCATTTTCTATCACCTTCCAATTCAATAGTCATTCCTTCATCTCCATATCCTGGTGTTTGTGTAATCCATGTAACCACTCGTTCTCCATACTTACCAACAAGCTCATCTATTGTATATCTAGGTGTGTCATAATAAAACCTCTTATCATTTCCAAATATAACTTCTATTAACCCATTATCCTCTAGTAGATGTGCTACATCATTCACTGTAAGTTTCTTAGTCATTTTATAACTCCTCCTTCAGTAACTCTAAATCTTCATCACTCAAGCGGTCAATCAGTTCAATATCCTCTTCACGTACTTCTTCAAAGCATGCTGCAAAATCTCCTGTTTCAACCAAGACAAGAATGTTTCCAAACTTGTCTACATGTTGTACTGTACCATCGTCGCCCTGTGCTGCGTGCATTCCATAATTGTTTGTGAATCTAACTAAATCTCCATATTGATATTTCATTATTATTCCTCCTCAAATCTAATGCCAACATAATTTTCAACGCCGTTAGCTTCGTGGCGTTTTGCGTAACTACTAGCATCTACTTCTAAACGCTCACCTGTTGCAATATTAATCAGTTTAAAAGTGTATGGTTTTTCTGATAAATCGATAAGTGTAGCTGATTTACCCCAACCAATCTTTACTTCTTTGGTAGGTTTAACTTCCATACCTATTATGAAATACTTATTCCGTCCAGTCTTACCACTCTCACATAATCCATTTCCAATATATCTCATTATTATTCCTCCTCTATATATTAACTATATCATCTCTTTAAATAATTGTCAACATCTGTTTGAGTAATTTTTCCTTTTTCTAGTCTAATTAATCCTTCAAAACTACGATAACGTTCTGAAATGTGAAGCTCAACATCTACTGCACCTGGCTTCTTGAATTTAGTAACAAACTCCTCTCTGTCTACAGTACTCAAGTGACGATATGATCCGTTGTTAAAGGTGTCATATCCACTATGAATTTTCATATATTCTGATAACCCAATGACTTTGGGATCATAATTAGCCTCTAAAAGAATAATATCAAGTTTTAACTCATTTGTTAATAGATAAGTTTCATAATCTATTAAAGTACTCAAATCAGTGGCATAGATTAAGTTTTGCGAAGGACTCTCTAGGATAAAACCATGTGTTTCTGTGTAGTCTTCAGCTGCACCATGATAATTTTGAAGTGTTGTAAATTTTACATCTCCAATTTGAAACTGGAAATCATCTTTGAATGTTATGTCTACACTACTAAGTTTGCGTTTTATTAGTTCATTGTTAACAGTTTCGTTAGATAATATTTTAATGTGTGGAAAGTTTTCTCTAATTTTTTTGTATGTTGTATATACAAGGTGGTCTTGGTGCTTATGCGTAATAAATACAAATTGTTTATCATATAAATATGGCTCAATGTATTTGTATGGCTTTCCAATATCAATTAGGAAACCAACGTTCTCATAATAAATTGAAACACTGTTACCCTTACTCCCTGTGTAATGTACATCAAATTCAAATTCTGACATTTGCTTGCCTCCAACTATACTAATTTATTTCTGTCTGCGTATTTTGCTCCTTCTAATTCCCAAAGCTCTCTACCTAATCTATTGGCTTCTTTCCAATTTTGTTGCTCACATGCATCTCCAATGGCTACAATTAACGCATGCCGTTTTGGCTCTACTTTCTTTCTGAATGGACGTGCCACACGTTCTAGTCCTTCTTTTGGATTAATTGCGTAACCAATGTTGGTGTAGTGACTGTTTTGTATATTACCATCTTTAAAATATAAATATCCTAAGTTGTGTTCATTTTTAACAAACATTTCTGCTACTAATTGAGAGACGTAGAACTTACGTGACTTCGTATGTGAACCTTCAAGTACTACATACATTTTTCCATTCTTTGGATCAACTAGTTCAGTTTCGTATCGTTCTTTGTCTAAATGAAACACATGACCTTCATCCGTTATGGCATACATATCGTAAGGCTCATTTAATGGTTCAAATCTCATTGTGTTTTTCCTCCAGTTTGATTAATTGATCTACATAAACTTTCACTTTTTTCAAGTCTTGAATTCCATTCTTTTGTTTGTATCTATGTGTATATTTGTATATGTTTGCTTTGTAGAAACCACGTAATTCGTCATAGGTTAATAACTCATCTTCTAATACATCAAAGAGTTGTTTTCCTGAACTGGTTTTGTAACGTGTTGTATTTTGTAGTTCTTCAGATTCAATTACACTGCCAGTAATATGTGAACCTTGAATTGGGTTACCAATTAAATCTTTAAATGTAGTCATTCTATCAAATCCTCTCTTTGTTTATATATTTATAATATCATATAGTATCTTACTTGTCAACACAAAACTTTTAGTTTATGCTATAATAAATTATAGGGATTCCTCCTCCCTCCTCTCGTTAAGACTAGCCAATTGGCTAGTCTTTTTGTTTATAGTTTTGAATATCTGATAAATATCCAAAAACCTCGCGCGCTGTATGAAAATCAACTCTATGAGTATCTTGTGGTTCGTTAACATGAAAAACCTCTACATAATATTTTAACTCAAATCTTGATTGACTGAATACTGTCGCGCAGTATCCATTTGTAAACTCTGTGCTAAATAATCGCTTATCCATCATGTTCCTCCGTAATTACCCAGTCTATCATGATTTTTATGCTACCTCCAAATAGTATATATATTAGAATACTTCCAGTGATCGTTAAAAAACCTTCATTTGAAGCATATACTATTGTTGCTCCTACCAATAACACATATAACATGGTGAACATAGTTTTTATAAATAGCTTCATTATTATTCCTCCTTGCTGTTTTTTTTTTTTTTACTCATAGTAAAAACTCACATACCTGTGCGCTTTCAGGTAATCTTCTTTTGAAATAATATTAAAACTATCTAACGCTTTTAAGTATCCATAACAATAATAAAAA